TGGCGAAAAGGTTCAAGCAATGGCAGCGTCTGATGACTTCTTGCGTGAAATCGAAGAAAGCAACGCGGCAAACAAAAACAAAAGATGGCTAAGTCAGGGCGCAAGCGACACGCAAAAGCGACTGCTACGCGCACAAGGCATCGAAGTTAGCCCAATGGACTTCTCTTGGACAAAGTATAGGGCCAACTGCACCCTTAACTATTTCTGGAATAAAAGGGTCATTGATCACGAATATAAAAAAGCAGAAGCAAAGGTGCGGGTACAATGAAACGCGAAGAAATTCTTAACAAAGCCGAACAACTTGTGAATGGGAAACGGGCCGAAGACTACGGTGATGCATACGAAAATCACTTCAGGATTGCAGAGGGATGGAACATTATCCTGCGCAGCGCACTTCTAACGCACGGGGAAATCACACCCATGCATGTTGCTTTAATGATGGACTGGTTGAAAACTTCGCGTATCCTAAACACCATAGACCACGAAGACTCGTGGATTGATAAAGCCGCGTATTCCAGCTTGGGCGGGGAATTCGCGGAGAAGGGATGACGATGCCTCGATTTGAAATGTATCTCATGTTCGCAGAAAAAGAAGACAATAACGTCGAGACTTCTGAATATGAGATGGTCTGCTGGGTCAACGACCCATCAAATATGATTGAGGTGCAAAGCGCAGCGAACGAAGTGATCCAAGATCATATCGAAGAAGCTGAAAAAGAAGTCTTGTTTGGCACTGCGACTGTCATGATAGAGGGACAAGAAGTTTTAAACATTGGCTTCAGAAACAAAGATGCAGACCCGGAGCTAATCAACGAAGTCATAGAATTGTTCGGGTCAACGGAGGAAACAAGACATTGACAGTACCACCACCACCAAAGCCAATCGACGAATTGGCACACATATTAGGCAAGTTCGGTTGGGACACGCGCTTCTCTGACTTAACAGAGGATCAAGTTCACACACTGATATTTGGCATACAGGAAGCACAACGTCTAGCAGCGGAGATAAACATTGGAAACCTTGAAGAAACCTACTTTAAGTCAACAGGCACTTGGCCCTCTACTTCAATCCCATTCTAGGATTGATCCAGTAGCAGAGAGCATCAAGGACGCTGTAGACAAAGCTATCGTTGCCAACAACAAAAAGCGTGAGCGTCGTAAATACATCGGCGCATCAAGCATCGGTGATGAATGCAGACGCAAAATTCAGTATCGCTACCTTAATTATGCAACTGATCCCGACAAAGAATTTAGCGCACGCACATTGCGCATCTTTCAGTTTGGTCATGAGATTGAAGACTATGCAGCTAAGTGGCTCAGAGACGCAGGCTTTGATTTGCGCACAGAAGACAAAGGCGGTGAACAGTTCGGTTTCTCTATCGCAGATGGCGAAATTCGCGGTCATATAGATGGCGTAGTATGCGATGGCCCAGTGGCTATGGAATACCCCGCTCTGTGGGAATGTAAGTCAGCAAACGATAAAAAGTTTCAAGGCTTTGTTCGCCAAGGGGTTGCAAAAGCAAATCCAACTTACGCCACACAAATTGCACTCTATCAAACGTATATGGACCTTAACAGACATCCCGCTCTGTTTACGGTTGTAAACAAAAACACCTCTGAAGTTTATTATGAGTTAGTGCCATATGATGCCAAGCTCGCGCAGGAGGCGAGTGACCGTGCTGTGGACATCTTGACGGCTGCAAAAGCGGGTGACATTCTACCTCGTATCTCACAAAGCAAAGATTTTTTCCTATGCAAGTGGTGCGAGTTTAGGGAAACATGTTGGAAAGAGTAAAAGGATATGGGGCCGCGTGTGGAAGTGCGACCCCATATCTAGTGGATAGTTTGGGTATGAGGACAAGATAATGAATATAAAAAGATTTGGCAATAGTTCAAAAGAAGTCGCAGAGCGTATCTCAAGCGAAGTGCCGCGGCATATTCAGCTTAGTACGCTGATCGAAACTTACCCCGAAGGCATTCGGCGCGGCAATGATTTCATGCTCGGATCACTTAGGGGCGAAAGAGGACAGTCTCTGCGTATCAACATTGATTTAAATAGCCCGTGGTTCCTAAGCGGCAAAGACTTTGAGTCAGGCGATGGTGTCGGTGGGATTAGCAAAATACTAAAAGAAGGCAGGGGTTGGTCAATTGAAGAAACAGCGGAATACTTTCAGGATCATTTGCCACAACGGTTTATGCCAGCACCCGAAAACATTATTAAGCCGAACAATCCTCAAAACTTTCAGGTCACAAACACAACAGCCGGGTTCCAACAACCCGAACAAAAGTCAGTGAAACCTACTATTGGACCGGGAACGCCATTCGAAAACGAATATACATATACGGATGAAAACGGTGAGGTTCTTGTAACTGTCAGAAAGTATTTCGACAAAAGCGAGACAGGCGATCTAATCTTAGATAGCACAGGTAAGCCAAAAAAGCAGTTCCGTCAGTTCATGAATGGGCGGCAGGGCATTCCAGAACCTCGACCTCTCTACAATATCCCGAACATTTTAACCTCAGATACAGTTATCTGGGTAGAAGGAGAAAAGTGCGCAGATGCTCTTAGCCAGCTAGGATACGTTGCAACTTGCACCATCGGTGGCTCTGGTATGCTGTCAGAAAACACCGCGTCCAAGTTCGACTTCACGCCATTACGAAACAAAAACGTAATCCTATGGCCCGATAATGACGCTGCTGGTAAAAGACTAGCAGGTATTGTCGAAGCTCAAGCGAAAGAAGCTGGAGCAAAGTCAACTCTGATGCTGCAAATCCCATCAACTCAAGAAGAAAAGTGGGATGCTGCTGATGCCATTGAGCAAGAGTTCAACGTAGAAGCATTCATCAAATCGCACGAAAGCAAAGTCAAAAAGCCAATCTCACTGCTAGATGATAGCCTGCTGATCGACAAATACTTTGTTGGCTCTGCACCCGAACAAAAGTTTTTAATCGGTGATACAATACCGCTAGGCGTGCCTGTCGTATTCGCTGCTGCGGGTGACAGCGGCAAAGGTATGATGACCCTCGACCTCGCTATGAAAGTCGCCTCTGGCGCATCTATGCAAAACTCGTTCGGTGGCCTCGTAGCAGAACATGGAGATGCAATCATTCTGACTGCGGAAGATGACAAAGACGAAATGCACAGACGTATTTCGCGGCTCGACCCGCAAAAATACCGTGAGCATTACGACCATAAGCTGCGCATTCTGCCACTACCGAACCTCGGTGGCGTGTTTCCTGTCATGCAAAAGATCGACAACTCATACGAAATGGGCGCAGAGTTTGCTCGCGTTTACGAACAGATGCTAACAATGACAAGGCTCAAGCTAATCGTAATCGACCCTCTCGCATCGTTTGTTCACGCGGATGTAAACGCCGATCCCGCCGCGGGTGCTGCCTTCATGGGCATGCTCGCACAGATGGCTACCGAAACGGGCGCAACTGTTATGGTCAACCACCACATGGCAAAGATCAAAGACGATAAGCCGATCAAAACACCAGAAGAAGCGCGGAACGCTATTCGCGGAACCTCCGCTATCGTTGATGGCGTGCGTGCGGCGTTCGCCGTTTGGCCTGTTGGCGAAACTGTAGGACAGCAACGCTGCAAAGATTTAAACATTCCATATACGCGAAACGGCGTATTCGATGGCGCAGTCGTAAAGTCAAACGGACCCGCCAACAGAGACTTCAGGCACTTCATTCGTAACCCGAACACAGGTTTGCTTGAAGATAGATCACAAGATATAATCGCTGTTAAATTCTCACAAACAGTTCGCAACAGACTGGAGCTAGTGTTCCAGTTCATTCAAGAAAGAGAATTGTCAGGGCATCCAGTCACCAAAGGCGGCAACACAGATGGCCTGCACGAAATGGTTCGCATTGCACCAGATGACGATATGACGGCGGCAAACCTACGACTCATGAACCTAAGTGAAGAAACATTTAAAAAAGACGTTACAAAACTGCAAAACACCAATCGCATCGGGCAGTTCAAAATCACCAGATCAGGGCCAAAGAAATTCCTCGGTGTTGTGGGTGGAACACTACATAATAATGAACCAACTATTGACTGATGTGGGAGTATGTGGTAATACTACCAAGTTCTAGTAAAAGGAGATATTAATGATTACTACGTTAGAGAACACACCACCAACGCTTGAACAAGCGCAAGAAATTGTCGGAGGGTTTGTAGAAATGGTTCTCATTCCTGATGACACAAACGTACAGGTTTTAGTAAATGAAGAAGGTTTACTTGAAAATTTACCTGTAAATACAGAAGCATCTGAACTCTGTGGACAAAAAATCGTCGGGCCAGTTTTGGTTCTAAAAGGCGATGCAAAATGGACGTAGAAAAAGTTCAGATAATCGAAAGGATCAAGCGCCGTATGCATTGGATGAAGCATGATGCTACGGCGCGATCCGATCAAACAACCAAACAAAATGTAGAGGAGCTACAGGCTTTGTTCGATATACTGGAGAGAAAAATTGCTAACTGAAATGGAAAGATATGAAGATTTTTACCGTCAGGCTTGGGAAGCACAAACAAAAAAAGATGTAGAAACAAATCCCAAACTCGCAGGAATGGTCAATAATAAAAAAACACAGAAGCAAATAAATGACCGATTAAAAGCACAGCAAAACGGCAAGACAGGTGGAAGACCAAAACTTGCACTGACAAAAGACGCTAAAATGCTCAACAAACTTCTAAAAAAAGAATTGTCTTTAAAAGACGCGGCTGACATCATGGGGCTAACCATGCAATCACTGAGTCAAATTAAATCAAGATACAATTTACCGCGCTATGAATCTAATTGAGCTACAAGAATCAGGCGAATTCCAAAAAAGACTTGATGCAAATCAGTGCATCAAGTGCTGCATTCCTCTCAAAAGAGTAAGCGAATCAGAGCGCAAGTGCGAAACTTGCAAGCTAACCATTAGAGATTAACGCATATATCCTTGGAACTGATTCATTTGCTGCTGACCGTAACCCATAGAATTGTTCGGGTTATATGATCCCATCTGCTGCGGTTGATAAGGATTCGACATTCCTCCATATCCCCCGTAACCACCCATCTGCTGACCCATGCCATATCCACCAAACTGCTGTGGCTGCGGTCGCATCTGCTGATAGGGGTTCTGCTGATAACCACCCATCATGCCATATTGCTGCTGCTGATAAGGTTGCGGTTGATTGTATCCCATCGCACCGAACTGACGCGGTTGGTTCATCATCTGTTGACCCATGTAACCACCACGCGGAACTGGCATCGGCTGACGCATAGGCAACTGTGGCCTACCAAATCCCTGATACGGCTGCATACCCATTGGACGCATACCACCAAGACCCATGCCCATACGAGGTTGACGCATCTGCTGCATACGCTGCATCTGCTGTTCCATCTGATTAATTCGGTAATCCTTGTAGCCGCCCGTACCCTCAAAGGCAGTGCGCAACTCAGATAAACGATCCTGCTGCTCTTGGCTCGGGGCCATAGACTTCTGATATTCCATCAACGCCTGATACTGCTCGTTACCCTCAAAAGGATTAGCAGGTTCAGCTAAAACTTGTGCAGGGCGAGAAGCTGTCGGGCCTTCTGTCACAACTTGAGGTCGCATAGGCACAGGATCGGGAGTGCCTTGAGACAATGATCCCACCATTTCTTGCCTCTGCGTTGCTTGTAATTTCTCAAGCAAACCACCCAAACCAAACTGAGATGGATCAAATGTTGATGTCGGCTGTCGAATTGAATTTGCAAAAGGAGAAGCTGCCATTCGATACCCCGGATTTCCGTAAGACATAATCATCTCCAAAATAAACTTATTCGGGTTATATCACCCTTTTCGAATCCAATCAACTCTGCGCTCACCCATGTAAGCATCAACAACCATAATCAAAAAAATTGGTAAATCATTCGGATGCAAACCTAAACCGAACAAAAGTTCGCAAACTAAATTACGAGAATCAGACAAAGAAACATTTTCAGGAAGCTGCTGAAGAAGATTACTAATAATCTCCTCCACACGCTCTGGGGTTAATGGATCAGAATTTAGGCTCATAAACCACGCCTGCTTTATCCAACTCCTTAAAATACTCCAACTCTCGCGCTAAATAAGCAAGCCTCGGATCATCATTCCATTCCGCATCGTCACACTCACGCTGCAAACGATTACACTCCGCACCCACGTTCCAAAGTCGATCATCCATCATTGCCCAAACCCTCTGGCCTAAGTCGCGGCCTAACCAATTCATTCGATGCCTCCTTCGTAACATAACATGTCATCATGATGTCATTGCCGTACAAATCATACAAGCGATCATAAATAGGCTGCGCAATATCTTCGTCCATTACCTCCTGACAATGACGCTCACTCTCAAACCAAATACGCGCCTCCATGTCATGACCGCGCAACTTGTAATCAATGATCAAAACCGTGAAAAACTCAAGCATTATCAATACCCAACTTTTCCATCCAATTCTGTAACGTCTGGTAATTCTTCAGGCCAAGCAACTTAGATGCCTCGCTCACATTCTTAGATCGGGCCAACGCACGCTCAACATAATCAACCTTGATCCTGTCAATCGCAGCAGTCACATCAAAATCATCAGGATCAACGGACACTTGTTCGGGTAATGTCGCAGGATTAGCCTGACGCCAATCCTCGTTTACCCGCAATCCATGATCAATCTCATCAATAAACCGCAACATATCACTCTCGGTAACAATGCCGTTTAACCTATCCCGAACATAATGCATGCACATTGTATCATCCATTACTCTTATCCTTTTTTACTTTTAAAATATACTCGTGATCAATCACGCCCAACTCAGGATCACCGCAAACC